ACTTGCTAGGATCGAACGGAAGTTTGTAGTTTGTTAAGGCAATCTTCGCACCCATAACAACCAACTCTGTCTCAAAGTTGTCCATCATGTAGTTGAAGAACCTATCCGCTTGTTCATTCCAAGTTTTTTCTTTCTTTTCGTGTGCCTGTTGTAGTTCATAGCACAAAGAGACTGTAAGAGAGTACATCGCTGATATCTCTTTTGTCTTAAGGTCTTTAACCTTACCGCTCAATATATCAGATGGGTTAGGCAACTGACCGCTAATTTTACGATGATTCATAAACTTAACGGCCAGGCCTTCTCCTACGCAACCTGCTACGAGGTCAGTGAGCGTACTTTCTGGCAGGTCATCTGATAGAAGTTGGGATACGAAACTCCATGATCTTGGAGTTGCGAATGATCTAGAACTACCTCTAGGATCAAAATCGTATAAATCTTGTTTAGCGAATGTGCAATATCCCACTACGTCTGCGTGGATGTGTTCATTAGTCGCCCATTGCAACCAGTCTTCAAAGTCCACTCTTAATTCAATGTGGACAAATCTGTTTGCCAAAGGAGCCGGCATTCTGTAAGTGACACCTTTATCTGAGTCTCTGTTACCTGCCGCCACAATTGAAACGCCTACTGGTAGGTGATATTGTCCTACTCTTCTGTTTAAAATTAATTGGTATGCCGCCGCCTGTACAGCCGGAGCCGCTGAATTCAACTCGTCTAAGAAAACAATAGCAGTAGATTTGGGATCAGTTGGCAATTCTGCCGGGCTCGCCCATACCATGTTGTTCTCTTTTGAATTGTAATAAGGAATACCTTTGATGTCTGTTGGCTCCCATAAAGGAAGTCTAATGTCAATAACTTCTCTTCCTTCTGAATCTGCAATTTGTTTTACGATATCGGATTTGCCAATACCTGGTGCACCCCACATCATAATTGGTCTTTGTAATTTAATACAATGTGTTAGTGCAGATTTCGCCTCGTTCGGTGAAACTGTTCTATTTTGTGAGCCTACTGCGGCTTCTTTGTTTTTGTTTGCTCTTGGCATTTTGTACACTCCTGTTTAAAATGTTTATAATACCATTATAGCAGGATTATGTTATGCGTCAACCTGGTAATTGTGCCTAAAAAGTCGCAGTTTTACTGGCTTTTTTGTTCATCCATCTTGCTCATTGCACGTGCAAGTCCGTATTTTGTGATATCTCCGGCAAATAACATCAATTGTAATGCCATTTTTTCCATGGTCACTATGATCTGTTTCTTGTCAACGAAGTATGGACAGTCAACAAATTCGTCTAGCCAGAGGTATGTTTGGGGTGTGAATATTACTTTTGCTGGAAATTTGATGTTATATGTTTTTATATCTAATTTCTCTAACATTTGAAGTCCTTGTTTAGTCAATCTTAGTGATCTTGCCTGGTAACTTTCTCGGACATTCTGCCACCAGGTGTAGTAATTGGTTTTTATGCTTTCGTCGTGTGTTGGTTGTTCCAACAGTTCGAGGAAGGTACGGGTGTATGCAGTCTTGCGATCCATACAATTAATTATCTAGTGAATTTGTCGCCTGTTTTTAAAAGGTAAACACCAAACTTGTCGGTGTTGTGTTGAGCATTTAATTTTTTTGCCAAATTTTCTGCATGTCCCGGATTTGAAAAAGAAACCTTCTTGTATTTTGGACCAGGATAGTTTGCAACCAAACTTGACGATTTCAAGTTGATTGGTTTACCATCATAAAACACCGCCCAGATTCCTTCCGCGGCAAGGACTTCGTCCATTTTGAAGGTAGATTTATTGCTGTGTTGCAACAGCACTGTAGGTTTTGGTCTGCTCATAGGTATACTCTTTACTATTAGTATTTACCAAAATATGCTTCGTGCAATTATATTGGGACGGTTTTTGAGTGTTATCGTTGCAACCTATTGACGTTATTTTTTCTCTGAAAAATTGCCACCGTCCATTTCTATATCAATAGTCTGTGCTTCTCTGGCAGTTTTGAGTGCGTCAATGATTTCTTCTTGAATTGTGACCATCCTAGTCATCACCTGTGTAAGGCTGTCAGCCAATTGATCCGCTTCTTTGGCTTGAATGATAATTTGTTTTTCGCCTTTTTGACGAAGTGTTCTGATCCTTCCTATTAGATCTTCAATTGGACGTGTTTGTATCTTGGAATTCTTTGACTGCATTGTTTAATACCTGTTGCATTTCTAGTTTAGTTTTCATTGGTCCTTTGTAGTCGTACCTTGAAAGAGTAATCATCTTAGGACAGTATGCTTTTCTCCACCCTTTTTCAAAACAGATTATGTAGTAACCTGCACAAAACTGGCTTTTTGATTTTGGAGTTTTTGTGTATACGGGCAGTTGCTTCTGTACATCAAACATTGGATTGTACGGATGTTGGCTACAAGGGTATCCATGCACATCGAAGTTATCTTTTTGTATTTCCTCTTCGGGTTTCTTTATGTTTGATTCATCAAATATCCCAAATCCAAATTTTGTGAACAGGCTTTCCCGTGTGTGGAATACTTCTCTGTTTTTTTGTTTACTGAGGAATATCCAACCGTTGTCTTCTTGCTTCTGAAGGGTACCTAACTTTTGGCCGTTTTGCTCGACTATCCAAAACTTGTCTTTGACTAGGGTTTTTGCACGTACTGTCATGATACTAACCTCGCATTAAAAGGCTCCACATATAGTTGAGCCTGCTCACTAATCCTATTTAAATCGTACTTGCCACAGAACCTCATGAATCTGATTCCAACTTGATCTATGCTTTTGTTCTCTGCCTTGGCCTGTGCGATAGTCTGATCAAGTTCTTCTATAATTGCTTCTGGTTGTGCGTGTAGATCAACAAGTGCTCTGTTTCTTTCATAATCTTCCATTACCCTGTGTTCATTTCCGTCATGGTCAACCCATTTACTCAACATAAGATTGTTCCAAGTGTAACCTTTTTCTTTACGGTCTGCGAATGCTTCCTGTAGACCTATTTTATTTTTTGTGCCTTTTGTACGCACACCTGGATATGCTGAAAATATGTTATCACTAGGATCACCTCTCATTGCCTTTTCAAACACAATCCATTCTGTGTCTGGTGCGGGTTTAGGTGCTTTCAATTTCTTGTCTATCACAGGTTTGTTAGTTTTAGCGTCAAACCATCCTTCATTTGTTAATATTGTTTCACTTACTCCGTTATACTGCTTAACACGTGGTGTAATAAGTTGATTTAGATCTTTGTCTGTGCTGATAATAACATGATCTTGATCTGGATGTTTTACTATCCATCTTGCAATTAGGTCATCTGCCTCTGTCCTTGCATTCCTTAAAACAGTTGCATTTGTTTTTGTTTTAATAAAGTCACAGAAGTCATCGTACACTTCCCAAAAAACTTCGTTCTCTTCTTTTTCCTTTTCAGTCATGGCGTCCGCCATTTCTTTCCTATTTCTCTTATAGGGTGCGTATATGTCTTTTCTAAATGATCTTCCTTCTAAACAGAATACAACATGTGTGCCATCAAAGTCCTGCCATGCCTTCTTGATAGAGTTCATCATGATGTGTATGGCCATGCCCACTTTTTCAGAAGTGTCGCCCCGTATTACGTGCCTAGCACGGAAAAAGGTATTTGCCGTGTCAACTAATATGTGTGTCAAATTAACCCCACCAGTTTTGTGTAAACTTTGGAAGTTTCTTCTTGATTGGTGTCCATATGGCCGCTTCTGCCCTACCAATGAACTTAGGTCTCGGAACCATCCAACCTATTAAAACTCCTAATAAAAAATATCCCATGTCTTAATTATAGCACTGATTTGTTTTTTTGTCTATGTAAAAAGAAAGGGTTATCTATGTTATTGAATTTTGGTAAATTTGGATTCATTGCTTTGTAGTGTTGCGGATATAATGTTATGTAATCCATGATCTCTTTTGTAGTTTTAAAGAAATCTTCTGTCATGGGCATTATAACAAAATCATGTGTTTTTTCCAATTGTGCGTACACATAGGCCTGCTGGATTATGTCTAAGGGCGGAATAGCAATATCCTGTTTGCTTTGTATAGCATCTAGCACAATTTTTGTGTTTTCCTGTGTTTGAAAAATTTTGTTTCTTGCTAAAAATTCTTCGTGTATTGGTACAAATTCACTGAAGTCTAGGTCTAAATCAAACTCTTTGTCTAGACTTCGCAGTTCTGTGATTAAATTACTTTTTGTAAAAAACACATTGACTTCTGTGTAGTGTATTTTGTTATCCTTGCCGAGATTTTCTTCTATCCAGTTCACATCTTGTTTTGCAGTCACAACACTTCCTTGTGTATCCCAGTCGAGAAATCCCATTTTGTATGCATCACGTAGCAACCATTTGGGCACACTGTCGTTATCAATAGGATACAGGGTACGTATCTTTTGATAGAATTCGTTGTTATAACTCTTCAAAAAAGATATGTCCTTGTGTGCATTATGGATATCTCTGTTAGCATCACCGCCTCTAGCCATGGATGTACGTTCGTGATAAAGAATGTCATTGCCGTAAAGGATTTTTATTATGTTTTGACCTTTGAGTGTTTTATATTGATTGTGTACAGTTGCATCAACAAAATGGGAGAATCCTGAGTAGTCTACTTTGTTGTGTGAATTGCCAATGTTGTTAAACGGTAGTCGTTTTATTGCTGGAGTCTTTTTACTCAGTCTATCAATTAGATATGTGAGGTAATGTCCATGACATGCTCCACTGTTAAAAACGTAAATGTGTGGCTTAGGAAACTTCTGTCTTTCCATCGTCTCTCCTGTTGATCTGTACATAGCCAGATCCAGTCACGTCGATGCCTTGCTCATTTCCAATAGTTCTGCAAAGTGTCTGGAACCATCTGTCTACAATCTCTTCCTCGGATTGTCCTTCATAGCCTGACTGTCTTAACATGTTTACAAACTCATCATTCCAGTCTAGTTCAAAAAAGCCGTTTCTCGGATTTTGTGGATTCACATTCAAGTTTAGAACTTTTACTATAGGTTCTTCACTCTTCTTAGTTTTAGAACTTTTTTGGTTCTTTTTCTTTATCGTTGTCTTTGCTGTTTTTTTAACTTTCATATGTATATTTTATATTATTTTTCCAGATTCGTCAATTTTTTTCTTAGAACGAAGTATTTCCTTTGGTTAGTATCGTCTCTGATATCAAGCACTTGCAGGTTATACATCTCAGCAAGTTCTATGATAAAAGGAACATTCCAGCCAAAAAACTCTATCCATTTGGCTTCTGGCTTATCGTGTTGTACTCCAGGGTTTACCCTAAAGAACATCGTACCATCTTTGGAAAGCAAGTCAACACATTTACCAACTTCTTTTATGATTTTATCTCGACTACCAAAGTTCACAGAACCCAAGCACAATATAACATCAAATTTTTCATCAGTCTTATAGTCAATGGCACTTACTTGTAGGTCAGCATTTTTATTATATGGATCTATACCGATCAAATTGTTTATCTTTCCTTTGAACTCGTTGTAACCGCAACCAACGTCAAGCACTGACCTAGGCTTCATCTTATTGACTTCATCTATCAACGCCAACCCAGAATACTTCCATTTTTTCATATCATTGTGCCAGTACTTTGAAAAGTACCTGTTCAAGCAGGCGTCGTCTATCACTTCAGAATACTCTTCGAGGGTATCACATCTTTTGACTTCTACGCCAAATGTTTCTAGTATGTAAGGTTGTGTAATTTTATCAAGGTCGTTTTGACTGTGTGCCAGTAATTGGCCAAGGATTTTTTTGTTCATACATTTAGTATATACTAAAATTGTATAATACTAAACCTTTTTCTTGATAGGTTTTGAAATAATTTGTCTTGTTTTGTCCGTCATGACACCAGTTATTACCAACATGGGTCTAGGTCTGTTGCTGGCGTTTGCTGTCGCGTGTGGAATGTTTGGCCAATCAAATTTATGTATGTCGCCTGCCCGCCATCTGTCAAACTGCTCGTTACCATACATTATAAATTGTCCTGGTTCCCAATCCTGTAGCATGACCATAATCCTTATAACATTTTGTGGATCAGCGTCAAGATCGTACAACTTGTCTATGTGCATGTTG